TCATCATAAATCTCGTCATTATCAAACACATATTCGACACAATTTATTACAGAGTTTAATACTATATCTAACTTATTGTCGTCTTCGCTGGCGGCCGGTAGTAGCATATCTTTTAACATAACATATCGCATTTTTATGCCCATAGTGTCGTTTAACATAATAATAGGTTTTCTTTGTATTTCGCCTTCGATTTTAATGTCGTTTATGTTTAAAGTAATCTTTCTTTTAACATCACACTCAGATTCTTTACTATGTGGCACATGCAGTATAATTTCTTCGCTTACGGATTTCCCGCGAATGTTTAAAAATAAATATTCGACATCAAACGATGTTAATGTGTTAACGTCAATATTAGTAATTACACATGAAGTTAAAATATCTTTAACTGCGCGTAAAGTATCTTTTTCGTCATTTGATTCTAACGCGATAAATAATATTTTTTCTTCTTTTACTAAAAAGGGTCTAAAAAGAATTTCTTCGCCAGTAGACGGCAATTTTATTGTAAATTCAGGTGTAACTAATGTAGGTAATGCCATATTATAATATCCTTGTAATTAAATCATGTAGTTATGTTACGAGTTCGCGTATTTATTGATGGGCCATCATTAAAATAACGATATGCAAATGATACACTTAGTATAGCGTGCTCACTGGTGTCCCAACTGTAATTTATTTCGTTTATTGTTGCAGGAAACGCTTCTAATAATTGAACTTCTCGTGTTAGTCTTCCGGTAGGCGAATACACATTAATATTTATGGTTTTTGTATATTCTTTATAATAACTTGGTTGCAAAAATGTTTGTCCTACAGTAGACATTCCATTTCTATATTTGCCAGTTATTTGATCTTGCCATTCTAAGAAATATTCTCTTTCGCTTAAATTTTCATCGCAAATAAATTCTATCGCTATATCACTGATTGCAACAAACGATCCAAATTTATATTCGGGGCCAAGTTCAAAATATTCTGAAGTTTGTATAGATCTTCCTGGAAATCCAACTGATTTGGCTCTATATGTTAAATTCGAATTTTCTGCAAAGATCACATCAAATGAATCGGTTCTTGATACACCAGATTTATCTATTTCTGCTATAAACTCATTTATGTTAAATGGCATTTTCGCTATCTCTCCAAACCTTAGAATTTTTTGCTTTTTTGAATTTTGCTATTGGTAACATGATAGCAGCATTCCACTGTTCTGGCATTATCTCTAAAAATCTCGATCTAACATTACTTATAGAATATTTTTTTAGTGTTGGCTTAAACCAACGAAATTTTGTACTATTTTGTAATAATTTATACGTCATTAATAATTTTGTTTCTTCGTTTATTTCTTTGTCACTAGCTAAACTATATAATGCGTTCATTAACTGTGCGCGTTGTTTATAGTTTAAATAATGAAAATTCATTCCTAAAAAACCTTCTTGTATTTTTTTTATTTTAAATATTAGAGGAAACGTATCGTAATATTTTAGTGTTTTTTTTCCTTTTGGTTCATATTCAAACAAATACATTTTGCCGTTTAGTGGTTGTGTTGTCATGTTGTCGCGATTTTCTTTAATTATTTGCTGTGGAGTTGTACGGACTCGCACAATATTTGTGCGATACCAATCTAGCGAACTAGCATTAGACAACTGACCCGCGCTCGCCGATCTCGATAACGCTCTTTCAAATGTGGTAGCTGGCAATATCTTTCCTTATTTTAATATATTTATAATCAATATTGGATGTTTAATTCTTTTTCTGTGAATATAACAAATTTATATCCGCGTTTTTTGCACCATTTTTCTGCATAATCCCACTTGTATTTATTTACTGCATAAGTTTTTACTTCATATAGATAATTTTTAGTAATTCTTTTTTTCTTTTTCGGTTCTTTTGTCTGTCGAGATGGTTTTATTTCTACAATCCATTTTTCAGTGATTTTATCTTTAGTTTGTATTTTTAACATAAAATCTGGAAAATAACGATGAAATCGACCATCAAGCGGGCTTTTGTATGGTATAACTATTTCTTCTGATGCCCATTCGATAACGCTGTTGTTATCATCACAAAATTTCATGAATTTTAATTCCCATCCACTTCTAAAAATAATATTAGTAGGATTGCCGCGGTATTTTCGCGGATTCTTGGGTTTAAATTTTCCTTGATAATAGCCTGCCATTTATTATAAATATATTATATAATTCATTAGGTATTTATAAATGGGTAAAGAGTCAACAAACACTAATACTAGCATTGCCCGCTGGGGTTTAAGTTATCCTGATAATGATCTGGATGCGTGGTGTAATATTAGAATTTTTAAATACGAATATAGAGCCGAAGCGACGCCTGGCGCTTCGCTGGATATTACTAAGGCTAAGGGCAACATTAAATTGCCATTACCATTGCAGTTACAAACAGGTTACCAGCAACAATGGAATAGCACAGACGAAATTACCGCACAACTCGCGCAACTCGCGGCCGGCGGCGGTAATATAACGGATCAAATAAAGAATGCGGCCGCTAATCCACAAACCACCGGCGCCGCCGCTGCATTGCTCGGTAAATTGTTTGGCGCCAGCGATAGCGCGGCCGGGACCGCCGGCGGAATAGTCGCAGCCGGCGTTTCTGCAGTTGGCGCCGTTAAAGGTTTTACCACAAATAAGTATGAAAGCGTTACATATGAAAAACCCGTATTACGTACACATCAATTTTCTTGGAATTTAGTAGCAAAAAGCGCAGCAGAAAGTAAAAGTATACGGGACATCATTCATAAATTAAAATATGCTTCACACCCAGGCGGCGGCGGAGGTGCGCTCTACTCGTACCCAGAATTATTCAAATTGTATTTTAGCCCATATGATAAAACACAAGGTTTATTTACGATCGGCGCGTCAGTTTTGGAAACTTTTAGTGTAGACTATCACGCGGCAGGACGGCCGCTTTACCACGCAACTGATGAAATGCCAATATCTGTAACAATTGCCTGCACATTTAAAGAAACCGCAGCGCTTACGAAAGAATTAATAAAAGCCGAAGGAAGATAAATGTCATTTTATTTTAAACATTTTCCATTTGTTAAATACGATATATCTGGCGATAATACTCTACAATTAGTTCAAAATCCATTGATTCGATTTAAAATAAAAGATACAATAGACAAATTTGCTTGGGCTGGTTTTTTAGAATATGTTATACAAGAAGAAGAAACAGCAAGCGAAATCGCATATAGAATATACGAAGACGAGACGCTAGACTGGGTAATATATATTACAAATAACATCATTGATATAAAATACGATTGGCCATTAGGATATAACCAATTAAATAATTACATTATAGCAAAATACGGTTCTGTTGAAAACGCATCTGATACTACAACTACAGATAATATACATCATTATGAATGGATAATTCAACAAAGACAAACACGTTTTGATGGCACAGTTTTACCAGAAAAGGTACTAATAGTAGACGAAGTAAAATATCTTTCATTGATAGCCAGTGAAAGAAGAATCGTAAGAAATCATGAATATGAATTAAACTTGAATGAAGAAAAACGAAATATTAAACTATTAAAAGAAGAATACGTACTACAGTTTTTGTCAGAAATAAAAAGCGTATTGGTATAATCGTAATGCAAATAGATAACATGGCTCAGACACATCAGGTAGATTTCAAGTATTGCTTGTTGTTTGATTATGACAAACAAGGAGAAGATATATTTGATCTAGTAGATTCAATTAGTATAAAATATGATTTATTTAAAACTGCGATTTCTTGTGAAATACAGGTAACGGATTCGGTCGGGTTTTTAGAGAATTTTCCAATAATCGGCGATGAAATGTTAGCCATAGGATTTAAAACACCTACTTTAGATAAGGCAGGTATAGAAAAATTTACAAAAGAATTAAATTTTGTTTTTAATATTTATCGTGTAGAAAACAGAAAACAGACCGCGAATAGAGCTTTTACATATACCCTGTATGGAGTTTCCTCTGAAGCTGTTAATAATTTTCGTTATTCGGTAAATCGTACATATTATGACTGGAAAGCGGAACATATAGCGCAAGATATTTTTCATAATTATTTAAGACCTTCGCAAGAAGAATTTGGTATAGTAAAGCGAGTAGTAGGTACGCCAGCTGAAATCAAACCATTCATTTTCGTATCTACTACCGAAAAAAAGCTTTGTTTAAATTTTTCAAATGAAAATCCGTTATCTGCTATAAAAAGAGTATGTTTAGAAGCAGAATATGCCGTTATTGCAGATATAAAAACATTAATAAAGTACAAAAGTAATGTATCAAACAAATCTGCGGATGACATTAGTTCAATTACACGAATCACAGCACCGCTTGGAACTACAACGGGATTAAGAAATAATAATCCAGGAAACATATTAACAGATACATTTAGTTATGCTTTTAGAAATGGAATTATTTCTTCTGCTGGAGAATTTGCTGTTTTTAAATCTCCTGAAGATGGTATAAGGGCTATAGATACTTTATTAAAAACGTATAGCGCAAAATATAATTTAAATACGATTTCTGGTATAATCAATAAATGGGCTCCACGATCTAAAGGATTTATTACCGATAATTATATAAATTCTGTTGCAACATTAGTCGGTATAGATGCGAACGCTACTATTTCGATTGACGACAGAGCAATTCGTTCAAAAATAATTAGCGCTATTATAACAAAAGAAAATGGAGCAGAACAAGCAGCTTTAGTTACTGGTTATATATCCGCTGCGTTGGATGGCAAAATTATAAGTAAAACTACTACACTAATAACTGATTCTATTCCAAATGTAGTGCAACAGCCACTCAATAAAGAATACGCTATTGTTGCGCCTGCTATATTTCAATTAAATAAAACAAAATCTTCTAGCTTTATTTTTTATGAAAATGATGATGGTTGGAATTTTAAAACTATAGATTATTTATTGTCTCGGGATCGTACATTGGTAGAAGCTGGTGGAAGCGTTCAAGATTTTTATTTCGTAGGTTCCCAGAATGACCCGCAAGAAACAAAATCAATTTTTGGTAAAATTGTAAGAAAAGATCAAAAAATAACAGAATTGAATTTTGAAAAACAAATGAACAATGCTGAAAATATGGAAAGAGGATTATACGCTAGTACATTAGTTTCATTAGATCCATTGACGAAACAAATAGAAACAGATTCATTTGTGTATGACGATGATTATGAAGATATTGGACACCTCGAGACATTAACTGGTCGTAAAAAAGCTGGTATTTTTTCAGAACAATCTTTATATAGTAAAGAAAAAATAGAAAATCATGCAACAAAAAATAACGAATTTTTGCATAAAAATTATATCATTACAAATTTGGGCAAAGAATACACAGAAACAGATGGTCCGTTTAAGAACGCGCGCGCCACGGATCACCAATTGCGTAATCCTAAAAACTTTCATGAATTTTTAAAATACGATTATGCCGAAAAGGTGCAATTCAATAATATGATTATTACTTTTACTGTACCAGGCAACAGCGATTTGCAGGTGGGCGATACAGTGAATTTGAACATACCAACAAATGATGGAACGAAAGATGGAGCGGCCAGAATAACCAAAAATAGACTATTTGGTAGTGATAAATTCGGTGGTTATTTTTTAGTTAGTCGTATAAATCACGTATTAACAACCAATGATCGTAAATATGTAACACATGTAGAGTGTATAAAAGATATATATGCAACGACGCTAAAATCTGATGCGCCGTCTCAAGATGTCGCAGGAACCTAAAACAATGAACAAACCAACGCATGATATAGGAACAGATTTTATTTGGTTTATGGGCGTAGTAGAAGACAGAAATGATCCATTACAGCTAGGTCGTGTCCGTGTCCGTACTCACTATCAAACTGCAGATAAAGATATTTTACCAACAGATGATTTGCCCTGGGCTCAAATAACTGTTCCTGCTTCTGCTGGATCTGGTGATACCGGATCATCATCTACTGGTTATGTAGAAGGATCCTGGGTCGTT